GTTGGGCGCGGCTGCCCCTAGAAGGTTCATGGGTTTAGCGGAATAGCAGGAAGAGGAGGATGATCAGGACGACTAAGCCCAGTCCACCACCTCCATAGTAGCCAAGTCCAGGCCCCATGTGATAACCACCGAAGCCAAAGAGGAGTAGCAGGACGACTAAAAGGATAATCATTTAGCGGGGCCTTTCGTTGCTACGGGGCTTTGAGTCATGCGATGGTTGGCGCGATTGGTGATATCCGTTCGACTTTCCACGGTAGTTATTGTTGCGGCCCCAAGCATGACGCGGGTGGTAACGGCCATTGACGAAAAATTCGGGTCCATAATAACCATACGGTGCGCAAGCGTACGGCGCATAGTCAAAGTAGCCGTATGTGCAGTTGGGTTCGGGGGTACCGATGGTGATGTCGATCTGGGCAAACAACGGTGTAGCGAAAAGCAAACACGCGAGAGCAATTTTCTTAAACGTATAGGTTGTGATTTCTCTTGATGCGGTGAGACGAAGGGAGGTTGTGGTAGCGAAGTCGGCAGCGGCCCCAATGGCCGCGGGATGCGACGGTGTTGATCACCCGAGGAAGAGTCCGCTGTCAGGCTGGAATCCTTCAGCGTTGCCTTCTGAATCGAGATGGCCAAGTTCTTTCGCCATCGCGGCTTCGAAGATTCGGTCGGCTTCAGCGAAGCGTGGATCGTTTGCGTGACGGTATGCTTCGGCCATAAAGCCGAGGTTGTAAACCCAACCCATCTCGTCAGGGAACGGATACCAAGTTTGCTGGAGCCCAGTCATGATTGGAACTTTCTTCTGGTATGTGACGCCGATCTGCCACTGTTTGGAGATCGAGGGCATCGGCCACATGCGGAATATGCCACCGTCGTTGTTCTCATACATCCAGGCAATCTTCATTGGATTGTCAGTCTGGGATGTTGGACGGATGACGCGAACCACTTCGAGGTTGTCGAGTGGCTGCGGTGTTGCAGTGGAAAGAGTATCGATGCGCCACGCGGCTTCGAGCCAGGCAATGTCGGTCAAGGATTGCTGGTAGTCTTGCGTGGGTATGCAGCTTGTGCCGGAACAGGGAGTTGGGCACGATGGTGTTGGATTGGGGCAGGGAGTTGTACCGAGCCCAGAGGACGCCACTGTGTAGAAGAGAGGGGCGTCCACCGAGTTGAATTTCCAATTATAAGGCTTGGCAATCATGCGCTGCATTACGTTGTTGCAGATCGTCAAAGCGGGTTCTTCGTTGAAGCCCGCGACACCGATGATGGGAGTCATCTGGGTGAACGTCATGGCCCATTGTACGACTTGCTGTAATGTGCGCGTGGATGCCATTAGTAGATCAGACCTACCTTACCAGTTGGGATTTTGAGCCACTTCGCATATTCGGACGGGTCCTTCATGTTCGGATGGAAGTGTTTGTTACAATTTTGGCAGAAGCCGTCGATCACGTACAACTTGGTTGCGCGGATGAATTGCTCTTGCCATGCAATGCGGGAAGAGTTGTCTTCGCGAAGGTGCGAGCAACTATTCTGAATTGCTTCGAGGTCACGTTCTGATTCCTCACGCTGAGCACGCATACGAACCTTAGTGGCTTCGTTGCGTGCTACGATGTCAGGATCAACGTGGGGCTTCTTCATCTCCGCGACGAGTGCGGCCATCATGTCCTTTAGATCGGACATGGTGATGTTCAATTTCGGTTCGTCTGTATGCTGAGTCGCCATGATGTGCTTAGATTACCTCTGCCGAGAGTTCGAGCAAGTTGTGAACGGCAGTCGCGTCGGTCTGCGCCTGCGTGATGGCAACTTCGAAGTACTGTGTTTCGTCGAAGCCTTCAGGTGCGCCTACGCCAGTGATGGCGGTCTGCGAGAAGCCGGGCTGAGCGGTGAGGATCGTCCGGGCTACGAGAGCCTGACCCGCACCGGATACGGAGACGCCCTGAAACTCGCCAGCCAGAACCGCACTGGTCGTGGTGTCAAAGAGGATCTTCGTTTCGAGGTACCAGCCGTTTACTGCACCCGCCTGAGTTGCGGCTGCTACGGCACCGGTCGTCGCAATGACGGTTACGGTTCCAGCAGTGTTGACTGCATTGAGGGTGACGGTCAGAGCCTGGGAGCCAACGGTCGCGAGCTTGGAGTTACCATAGACGCGAACGAGAACTTCCTGATACTTGGCCTTGTACTGACCAGGGATGGACAGCTTAACGGTGCCTGTCCGCGATTCCTGCGCGCCAGCGGCGAACTGGAAGTACGTGATGGTCGCAGCCGTCGGAGCCGTGATGGGAGCTACGGAACCCTGAACGATGCGCTGATCGGTGTTAGTGTTGCTCATAGTGATTAGTCCTGTGTGACGAAGATTTTTTGCGCGGTCGGAGTCAGAGTTCCGGCAGTCGTGTTGGTGATCGGGATATGCAACTGATAGGTATTCGGGGAACAGCCCGAGCAGCTGGGGGCATTGCCCGCCACATAGCAGGAACCCATAGTTAATCCCGTTCCGAGCCCTTGAATAACCACTTGAATAGCTTTCTGCGGTTTGAAGGTACGCGGGAGGTTGAGAACAGTTTCCACAGTCGCCAGCGTGGTTACGGCAGTGAACGTCACGTTAGCGAACGTGAAATTAGCAACTGCGCTAGGTGCTGGGGCCGAGTTCGCTGTAGAGCGAGGTATAGCCATAGTGAGAGATCCTTACTTAGCGCGTGCTTCGCGCGTATTGAAAGTCCAGCGGTCGGATGCGGCATGATCGAGCCCGTCTCCGAAACCATACTTAACCTGCGGCCACGTTATGACCTGGGCTTGCATAAGCCGAGTCAGAACCGTGCGCCAACCGCGCTTCTCCTTGATTGGCAGATCTCGCTCGTCTGTAGTAATGTGCGAAAACTCGGGCAGTGGGCCTTTGTCGAACGCGCATATAAACTTCTTTGCACCGTTGTGTTGTGTGTAGAAGCCGCAGACCGCGGAGTCATTGATCGAATCTTCTGCCCAGACCCGTTTGTGGGTGAGTTTCTCGATGCGCCGGATAAGGTCAGTGTGGTAGAGCATCTGGCCGGTACGCTTCGAGGTGTTCTTGAGTTCAGCGTGATCTGAAAGACGATACCGATCAAGTTGCTGATTGGTATCCTCCTTCAGTCCCGCTAAGCCCTCTTTAAGCGAAATTCTTTTGAGTTGCTTGGTTGTGGTGGTTAGCATGATGAATTACGAGATGCTGGCTTCGCTCTGTACGCGCCGGAAGGTCGGTACAGCGTTCGGACGGGCGAGGACGGCGTACTTGAAGTTGTACGCAATGGATGCCCCAACAACGCCGGCCGGATCAGACGAACTGGGTTCCCAGTTGCGGGTGATGAGGCGGAAGTTGTTCTCGTTCGGCACAGCGGTCGCGCCCAGGGATACGGAGAAGATGGCGTTCATGCCGACCACGTAGGTCGCATAGCCAGTCTTACCGGTCGAGGGATAGTTCGCGTAGGTCGGAACAGTCGTGGTTTCGATGTAGCGGACGCCGGACAGTTCGATTACGCGATAGCCTTGAACACCGGCCTTCAGTTCGGATACGCCGCTCTGTACATGCTTGAGCAGATCGATCACGCCGCCAGCGGTGTTGTCGTTGAGCAGGTCGTATGAAACGAAGGGATGGATAATTGTTTGTGTTTAGGATATCTCAGTCACCTGAGTATCGCTCTCATAGTCGCCTATGAGACCAGACTCTCTCTTCTCTGATTGTGAGTCAGAGTTTGACGTATTAGTCGTTACGGTAATTGGACCTTTACGATTGAGTTCGCGCGACTGGAGATAAAGAATCTCGCGTGTTGCGTTGTCTTTCGTATAATGCAGCTCTAGATATAGAAGGGCTAACTTTGCTTGCTCTGCCTTGAGTATCATGTAGGGCAGGACACCAAGCAAAAGTTGTTTGCGATTCTTCGCTCCGGTCGGACGCCAAGCCATTGATGGTTTGTGTCGCGGATCGCGCGAAGGTCGTGTATAATACTGCCCGCCAAAGTTCTTAATGAGAAAATCCATCAGGCGTTTATCAGTATTGACGACGGTCAACTCGACTGCGTATGTCTGAGCGGTATCAGACCGGTCGGGTTTATTGTGTTTGTTAATCGCAATGGTGCCTTCACCATCAATAATTGCGGCCAGATACGACCAATGAGCTTTATTATTTGTCACAATCTTACCTCGGTATTGTCTGAGTGTATCAGAGTTTCACCGATTTAGTCAAATTTTACTACGGCATTATGCTGCTAGTTTACCGTAGAACATGCCGTCAGACTTCGGCTTCGCGTTCTGACCGCGGAGGCTCATTACTGCCTGACGCGCGATGGACGCGGTGAAAAATTCGTTGTCTGCCAGGGCGATGTTCACGTTGCCTGCCACTGCGGCTTCGAAGGCCGAAGAGGTCAGGGAGTTCACCGTGAGAGCGGCGCGATAACCCATTTCGCCAGCGGAGTTCTCAACAATCGGGTCGATGGCAGTCTCGATCAGAAGATCAGAGAAAGACATGTAATCGAAGTATTGATTGACGCTGGTTTTGTTCGTTGCGGTCGTGGGCGCGATTCCGGTGCCGGGCTGACCTTCAGACCCAGGCGTGGTGTTTGCGCCGAGAACCTGATATCCAAACATTTGGATCGTCTTGCCACTGCGCTCAGGTAGGACACGTCTCTCGGTCGCAGCCTGGAAGGGCAGATTAGCCTTCAGATTTTCGACGGCAACTTTGTCGTACCAAATTGTCGCTAGATGAGTCAGTGAAGAAGTGGTGGATACTACTGAAGCTGGGCTCAAAGAAGCCATTTTGCTTCACCTCTAAATTAATTGCTTACTTCGAACCTGAAGCTGCCTTAGCTTTTGCCATTAGCCGGTTCATCTTTTGACGAGCCTCTTCTAATGGTAGCTTATAGATCTCTTCGACTTCCGATTCTGACGCGGCTTGCTTCGCTTCCACTGCGGAGTCCGGCTTAGTGGCGCTGGACTGATTGGAACGAATGCCCGTCGACATCGGTTTGGTGCGGGTGTGTGGCTTTACTGTGACCGCATTAGGGTCGGCCACGGCGACATCGAGCAATCCGCTCTCTGTCAACTCTTGGAAGGCATATTCGAGATTGGATGCTGATTTCGTCAGCTTCTCGTCAGCCAGAAATTTTTCTATCCGCGCGGCATTCTGAGCGGAGGGGATGTAATCGGTCTGATGATTCATCAAGAAAGCAGTTTCAGCCTGGGCCACTTGCTGCGCGGCCATGAAGTCATTGATGAAGTTGCCGATTTCGGTAGCGGACTTACCGGTCTTCGCGGTGAAGATTTTGTCAATCGCGGCGGCCGGATTGGTGCTGAGCTCATTGGCGATCTGAAAGAGTTCATCCGCCGTCAATTCTTTCTTGGCGAGGACCGGCGCTGCTGAGCGATCAGGCTTGGCGCGCTTCTCTCTTTTCAGTTCAAACTCTTGTTCGCGTATCTTGCGCGTGGCGTTCTCTTGAGCGGTGGTCAGCTTGTCGAGTAACTCTTCCGCGGTGTCAGCGGTGAAGACCTGCTTGCCGGAACCGTCACCGAGGTCAATGGTGCGGGTGACCTTGCCCCCAGAGGTTCTTGTAGTGGCGGCGGGAGTGACAACTTCTGAGTTGTCATCTACATCGTCGGTGACAACTTCGGAGTTGTCATCGGTGGTGGGAACCTGAGCGGTAAATTCGTCGTCGAACAATGATAGGCCAGCTGCTACCTTAGCCTCACCTTTTCCATCATCTTGTGCCATGTTTCTCTTTCCTTCGCCGCAATCCGCAGCGTGTTAGAGTCCTGAATAGTTTGCCTGCTGCGACAGTTGTTGGGCGGCTTCTTGAGCCTCTATTCCAACGTCTATGGCAGCTTGGATGCGGAGTTGCAGTTGCTCGAAGATTGAGCGTGCAACGCGCGCATGGCTGTGTGTATCGTCGAGTAGTTGTCGCGTCGATCCCGCGGGAAGCGAGAGTAGACGAAATTCGTACTTGACGACTTCGGCTTCGAGAATGTCTAGAACGTCTGACCAACCCGGCGCATTGACGAGTTGGTAGAGTTTGTTGGCTTTCTCGAAGGCCGCCATTATTTCCGCTTGCTTGGTCTGATCCAAGTTCACTTATTGATCTCCTGTTGCGATCTGGTCGTCGTGTTCGAAGATGTGTTTGAAGAAGAGTTCTCCGGCCTTATCGATTGAGGCACGGTCGAGTAGTTGGCCCTTGTTCTCAGTCTTGACTTGCTCCATTTGAGCTTCGTGAGTCATCTGAGCTTGTTGCTGCTGTTGTGCGGCTTGGGCTTTCTGTTGGTCGGCCGCGATGTCCTGCGGCGTCTTATTGACGATGACAGAGGACATGTTGGGCCAGCCGGATACGTCGAAGCTCATCTTGACGAGTTCGGAGACGTTCACCTTCTTGCCTTCCTGGGCCAGCGAATCTATGACGGGTTGAGTCAAGAGGAACTGGTAGAAGAGAGGTAGGTTCTGTTTCATCGCAGTCTTGGCTTGCAGGCGTGAACCGGCGAGCATTTCGAAATCGACTTGCGCATTGATGAGGTCGAGCGTGTCGCCCTGGTATGCTATGCCGAGTTCTTGAGTCAGGATGCGATCTATGTCGTCTGCTTCCATGAAGAGGCCGTTCATTTTGTGAAAGGCGTCAAGCATTGGGACGAACACTTGGTATGAGAATTGTTCAATAATAGACTGTAGGCGTGTTCCGGTGCCTGAAGCCAAACTATTAACACCTGTTGCTGTGCGCGTGATAGATGACTTATCAGACGGCATAGAACCCTGTACCGCACTTTCGTTGGCAGCAGTTCTACGAGCAGCGCGACTATCTGATGCAGAGAGAACGGCTTGGGTTTCAGCAATGGGGATCGGGTTCCGTTTCATAACGGTAACACCTTCGGGGGTGTCTGAATCAATGATACCGCCCGGTCGCATCCGCAGCTGTTGAGTTTGGACGTTCGAGCCGCGCACACGTTGAAACATGCCGTTCAAGTTCAGCGAGAGATCATCTAGAAAAGTGTTGATGACTCCTTGCTGCATCCTTTGTTCGTTGCCGATAAGCATCCCAAAGCCGATGCCCCAGAATGAGCCCAGAACATCCGCCTGGGTGACTGAGAGAAATGGAATAAACCCCAACGGATTTGGCTCATTGCGAATGATAGTTTTCGACTGAAGGACAGTGTACACCCTATCGTTCGTCCAATACTCCATGACTTCGAGAGGCTGATTGCGTTTATCATGCGTGGAGTTCCAATGGCGCGGTTGTGGTTGAAACTCCTGAAAGAGATCCAACTTCGGCTGTTCGAGCGGATTCTGACGAGGGACTTCTTCGGGTGGGAACTTGAGCTTGATCAAATCTTCGAGCGAAGGTATATCGTAGCCTTCGTAGCCACGAAGTTTGTCGAGGTCGAGCGGCGTCATGTAATTGATGTGGATGACGAACTTGCCCTTGCGAATGTCGGGGCCGGTCAAGCCTGGGTCGACGAGCACATATTTGTTGTTGACCCATTCCAAAGTTGGCCGATTGACTTTGATTTTTACGTCAACCGCTTTCTTCTTCGTCTTCGGTTTGATGCGAACGCCGCCGCCATCTCTGAGCCCATGCCATTGATAGGGGGCTTCATTGATGTAGGTGCGGCGCGTAGTCTCGTAAGTTTCCCATCCGATCTTCCAGATGCCTGCGCCGTGCAAGAGGGCGGATTTCAATCCCAACCGGTACTGCTCACGAACGTCGGCCTGCTTCATTTCGTAAGTCAGGAGTTGATCGTTCGCGCGCGCCGCATCCATTGGTGTGTTGGGTTTGGGCTTCGACATGAACGGTGGATCGTCTGCGAAGAGGCCCTGCATAAGTTGAGGCAGGACCGATTCGACATGCTCATAGACGAGCGGCATTCCGAGATGCGAACGCGGGATGTTGGTTCCATCCCACATGCGGACGGGCACCTTAAACAGATAGAGACGTTCCTCCATCTGCCACTGTAGGAGCCATCCTTGAGTTTGGAGCCACGTCTCAGCCTGAGCGCGGTCCTGCAAGACTATTTTGAGCGCCGTCAAATCCTTATCGGGTTTGGTGAGGTCCAGCTGTAGTTCACTGGGTTCCGTAATCAGTTGGAACGCTTCGCCGTTTTGGAAGGTATTGCGCGGAACCAAGTCTTCGAGAAGCGCCATTAAGCTATCCTTGTGAACCCTTTTGGGGCAGTGTGGCTAGCCGGTAATTCCAGCGCCAAGTAGGTTGTCGTCGTCTGCGTTGAAGAAGACCGAAGTGATCTCGTCGTCTTCCTCTTGCGAGTCAGGTATGATGTCTACCATCGTCGCGAAGAAGAGGAGCATGGAGATCGCGTCCGGTATGTCATCGTGTGAGAAGCGCGGGAACTTGAGGAATTGTTTCTTCAGTTCGATCCATACGCTAGGTGGGATGGCAGTCGAGAAATAGAGTTTGTGCTGGGCCATCAAAGGTTGAAGAGAGAGGATGCGTTCCTCTTTGCTCTTGAACGGATTGGTTGGCATCCAGATGATGTTGAACCGCTTGCCGATGGTGCGCTGTAGGTTGTCGAGCGCCGGGGCTAGGAGTTTAGAGCCGCCTGCATTTTCGATGCCCACTTGCCTAGGCCGCCACTTGAGCGCCTGGGCAGCAATGATCTGTACCAGAGCATGTGGCGAATATCGGCCAGCAACAACATCCAAGACGAATAGATTGCCCTTCGTGTCATACATTCCGGTGATGCCAGCGGTGAAGTCTGCGCGCTTCTTTTCACTGAAGCCGAGATCCCACGTTTGAAACACGCTCCCGTTTTTCGGGATGTGCATATGGGGCATGTGGTGGGATTCGATCAGTTCGTCGGTGAAGGTTGCGGTGTCGACGGGTGTGGGGTCGAGCAGGTATTGGCAATTGAAGATGAATTCGTCTTGCTTGCGGATTGAGTTGAGGAAGTCGAACGTGAAACGCTCTGGGAATAGCAAGGTGACATCGCTTGCTGATAGAGGCGTTCCTTTAACATAAGCGGGGTTAGTGATGACCCAGGCGGGGCGTCGGAATTTGCGAATCCATGCGCCGTTCTCTGGATCTTCCAACCATGCGTAGAGGTCCGAATCGCTGTAAGGTGTCCCGATGACATGAATGTATCCGTAGGGCTCCACGATGGAGCGCATGAAGATGAATCGGTCGATGACGTTCTGAAGAAGTTCGGGGGTGCGGATGTTGTCGGCATGGACAGCATCGTCAATGAACATGACATCGCAGTGTGGACCTGCCTTGATGGAGTCCATTGAGAAGGCCACGCACGAAGCGTCTACGAGGACTTTAGTTCGATTGGGCAGAGTAAATTCAGTTGTCGTTCCCCAATCTTTGTTTGGAGGAGGACAAAACTCGGGGAAGAGCCGTCGGAGCTTGGGGTTGTGCTGAAAGTGGGATTTGACTGCAACAAGGGAATCCGAGGCGCGATCCAACTTACCAGCCCCAAAAAAGAGCCGAATGTTAGGGTAGTTGAGGAGCCACTGGACTGCCGATGCAATGGCGAGGGTGGTCTTGAAGTGTCCGCGGGGATCATATAGCGACATGCCTTTCTCATCTGATAAGTCGGCAATTGGTGTGCCGGGCTTCATCTGGTAGAAGTGGTTGGCGACCGGTTGGTGGACTCTATCCACTAGGTCTTCGTAGCCCAGGATTTCGCGAGCGAGCCACATGAGATCTGTGCGCGCGCGGTACCTAAGCTCTTTTTGTCTTTCCGCTACACTTGCCTCGACCGGCATAAATACCTTCAGGTTCGTCTAAGTATGTGGGTTCAAGCCAAAATGGCGTGGGTGGACCGAGTGGGGCAGACGGTGTGTATTTCCACCGCTCCGGTGTGTCAAATGTGTGTGGCACGCTGCCCCTCAAAGGTTCATGTATTTGGCTGGCTCTCTTGGATTCGAACCAAGAACGACGCGGTTAACAGCCGCGCACTCTGCCGTTTGAGCTAAGAGCCAATAAAAAAGTTAGATGTGTGACGGGTTCTGTTTTTAGACAAGATGCCGTCTATACAGTGAAGTTTTAGGAAGCAATATCCCGGACCCGTCGTCAGGATAAAGCTGCTCTTGTCTAAATCACTAGGGATCAACTGGTCGTCGCTTGCGCGGTGTGACTTCTCTCGACCGAAGTCGAACGATGCAGTTTCTTAGGGTCTAGCCCCGGCGTCTGGTGTTACGCGACAGACTTGGCGATGAGATCGTTCACGTTGTCGAAGATGGTGTCGTTCGGCGCGAACTTATGCAGGCCATGTTTGCCGGTGATGGTCACGATGAGAAACTGTGAGCCATCATAGGTGTAGCTGAAGTCGATGTTCTCGGCCGTGAAGGAGCCGACGAGTACACCGAGTTGCTTGTTGCTGAGTTCAGTGTTCGATTCGAGCGCGGCCAGTAGTCGAGTGGACTCCTGGGTCGTCACGGCGAACTTTGCTGAGTCAGGGGAGACGTAGATGGGCGCGCCCATTATGCAGCCACCGAGGGGATGTTCAGGATGGCCACAACGGCGTTGATGATTGATTGGACGGTGTTGGAGTCAGCCGAGTAGCCGAGCGACTTGAGGTTGGCCAGGACAGCCTGGGAGACGATGGTGAGAACGTCCGCAGACTTCTGGAGGCCGGTGAGTCCAGCGGGGATGAGCTTGGACTTGGCTTCAACTTCGATGACCGTGTTCTGAACGACGGCGGTGATGTTGATCGCGACCGAGGTGCCAGCCTTGATAGCGGCAGAGTCGGCGGGGAAGATCAGTTCAGCCAGGGTGGCCGCTTCGGGCAGATACTTCGCGACTAATGCGAGGCCCTTATCGGCATCGCGACCTGCAATTTCGAGGACGGAGAGAAGCTTCTTGCCGTCTTTTTCGAATGTGGATATGATAGACATTTTATTTGCCTTTGACAACGGTTGCGTCGGGTTGATTGGTGCTGGTTGACTCAAGAGCGGTTGTGCGAGTGGTTGAGGGGTCAACGTAGACAGTGGGGTGAAATCGGTCGCGAAAGTTCGCCGCCCCTGATTGAAAGAGATTGTAGGCCCAGGTACGCCAATATCCGCTGGGTGGGTTTGAACCCAGAGGCGGCTGAGTTCCAGCGGCGAGAACATAGAGTACACCTAAAGACACAATCACTGTTGTCTTATGTATGATGAGATAGGCGATGAGTGTGTGCATGTTAGCCCTGGATGTCGTTTATCGCGTCGTACTGATCGGCAACTGGCGTCTTGGGCTTGGAGAAACCTGAGACGCGCTCGTAGGCTGTCAGAGCTTGCAGTTTGATGCGAGACTCTTCGGCGTTGTTGTAGATGTCGATGTACATGGCGCGAAGTTCTTCGGATGTGGGTAACTTAGCGACGGGCTTGGGTTGTATATGGTCGCGGATGAGCCCGGCAACTGATGGGTGGGCTATGACGGTGAGGCCGTAGGATCGAGCTTGCGCGGGGTCTTTGATGTCATAGTTTTCCAACACAGCCTGAGTTAGATCTTGGTTGATCGCGAAGGAGTCCAGAAAACCCTGTTGTTTGTGGGTTAGCAGAGGATAGCGCGCATCTTGTTTGTAACTCATTTTGAGAGGCCCGTTGCGAGTAGGGATTTGCCGACTGAGGGAAATCGCTTCTTGACTGCGGCCACGATTGCCGCCGGGTTCTTCGCGAATTTGCGTTCGCGGAGCGCGTCTTCGGCGTGCGACTTATCAGGAATGGGAAACGAGTTGCCCGGGCCAGCGTGAGGCGCGGCCTTGCGTTGTGCTGCGTCGAGTTTGGCCATAAGTCCTTAGAGTTGGCAAGCGTATTCTAACGTGATGGAGGTCACGCCGGATACGGTTTGCGTATTGACGATGGTGAAGTGGGCAGTCGTGGTTGAGTTGCTGAAGAGTCCGTAGTATGCGACCCCACCAGATTGCTGAAGGGTGCAAAAGGGAGCGGCCGCTAGACTGGAGGCGAAGTTCAACGTGCCCAGTACCTCCGAGGTAGTGGCAGATGCGTTGGTGATGGTAATGAAGCCACGCGATTGTGTTGAGCCAGCAGTGACGGAGCAAGAGGTGACACCGGTGCCAGCTGCGCAGGTAGGCAGGGAACCATTTGAAGTTAGGATCGGTCCCTTGAATGTTCCTGTGCCTTCGAAGTCGCCGGAATTGACCTGGGTGACGTTGGCGGTTGTGATGGACGCGATGGCTAATGTGGTTGTTCCGCCGTTGCGCCCTAAGTCGGGATTGTTACCAATGACGACGAAGTGGCCGGATGTGCCCGTCTTGAGAACTGCGTCTCCGATGATGATGGAGCCGCCGCCG